TCGTAACCGGCAAATCCGCATCTCCGATTGTCCCTTAAGGGGCATCTTTCAAACATCGCGCCCAATCATCAAAAGTCATACATACATAGGTTAAGCCGCGGTCCTCGCGAAACATAACTACATCGCAATTACCGAGGCGTAACCATTGAGGTATTGATTTACGGCGTTTGGCTTGGATTTTAATATCATCAGCTACAACATCTACATCTGCTTGCAGTCCTAAAGATCTACCATCGCTGCCCCAGGCGCGTTGCACCTTTTTAAAGCCAGCTTTTAGCAGTCTTTTGACCAATTCATTTTCATATCCTGTACCTTTTCTTTTGCTGTTTGCCATATTCTATCGTACTCTTGTTGTAGTTTTTGTATTTCTAACTTTGATCTTTTTTCTTTTTTAAAACGGCAGATCTTCGTCCGCAACGACTCCAGGGTTTTTATTTGCATCAAATGTGGTCCCTTCTTCTTTTGGTTTCGCAAAGGTTACTTTGGCCCCACTATTTTTTTCTACAATCTGAATTTCGTTTAAATAAACACTTACTGATTGCTTGCCATTAACATCCCATACTTTAGGTCTAACCACCAGATTTACTACATCTCCACCGTAAGGATTCTCCATAGTTCTTTGACCGTTTAAATCGAACACATCTGGAAAGCGTTCTACACCATCATTTGAATAAATCCCGTTTTTAAACTTTATTTGCGTAGGCTTATCTTTGACTTCGCAGCTTTTGTATTTGCCATCTTTATCTTGCTTACTTACACCGTTTACTTTATCTACGCCAGACTGCTTTACGATCTCATTTAGCATTTGCTGTATAGGTTTATTGACCTCGACGGTAACGCTATGACCTGTGTTATATTCTAGGTCCGGTCTTTGTATATGTGAATAAGTAACGGTTACTTGCTCCAAAGTCATTGGAGAGAACTTTACGGGTGATTTCATAGTCCCGCTCTCTTTGTTTATTGCCATATTATACTCCTATTGTTTATTAAAACTGCAATTAACATTACAGTAAGTAAGATTTCAAAAAAATATTCTCGTATATACCAGCGTAAATGTTTCAATCTTGGACCTCATAGGTTACATTCAAAATGTCAAGTTTTCTTCCAATTTCAGAAATTATATGGTATTTAGATAAAGTGTCTTTGGTCTTTATGTCAAAAGATGTTACCAAGACGCCTTTTTTAAGTGCCGAGCCGCCAGGCGAAGATGATCCGCCCAACGACTCAACATAGGAGAGAAGTTCTCTTTTACTAACCTTACTAGGTTCTTTAATTATTATTTTGCTCATTATGGTATGTGGATTCCATTTTTTATAATTTAAAATTTCATTTACTCTAAAACAAAAAGATCCTCTCGCGTTACATTTATATTAAATCTTTGAAAAGCAAATAATATACGATCGGCCTGGTCATTTTGAAGTCTACGCTTGCCAGAGGTAATTTGGTGCAGCAGAGGATATGTGATAGATGACTCTCTTGATAACCAGGCCAAAGTTCTTTGCACGTCTACCCGACTTAGCACTTTTCTTATCTTGTGCTGTGGTACTATTGGTTGTTCTATTTTTGGGCGTGCCATTAATTAAAATTCCTTTAGTTAAAACAAATAATACTACTACTGCAATCATAAAAGCAATAACTTTTCTTGCTTTTTTATTTTTGTTGCTATAATGTTATATAAAATGTAACTTTTAGTAAAACAAGGAGAGTTTTATGGCAAAAATTATAAAAAAACAGGCAAACAACAAGTATTTAATAAGGTATGTACCTCAAGGTTATAGAGATTTGTTTCCCAAGCAGCCTTATCGACACATTACTATAGTAGGTAAGTCTGCTGCAACTAAAATAGTCAATAAATTAACTGCTATAGAAAATGTAGATATAAACCAGCGCAAGTTAGGTTTAACGCCTACCGAGCATATTGCAAAAGAAATTGACATAAAGACTCTGTTTAATTACTTTACAAAGCAGTATATGCCGTATGCTGGATATGCTGACAGTACAAAGCGTCGCTATTTAGGAATTATGAATAAGTTATGTCAAGATTTAGGTAGTGCGTTTTTATTTAAAGATATAGTCTATTCTTTGCTTATTTCTAAATATGCAACGGGTAAGCGCAATCAATGCTTAACAATGATTAAGTGTATTAACAATATAAGAGAGATAGGTCGAAAGGCTATTGCTGAGGAGATAACAGAGCTTACAGCGTATAAAATATCTGGACAGCCCATAAAAACCCCTAAAGTTGCATATGCACCTAAAAATCCATTAACATTAGATCAGCTTAATTCAATATATAGTAATCCAAATATTGAAGAGGTAACTAAAGATATCATACGTCTTTATATTATAACTGGTTGTCGTAGGTCTGAGCTTTGTCGGCCCTACTTTACCTGGGACCAAATAGACGAGGACAAAGGGGTTGCTTACATACGAAACAAGGGCAACAAAAGCCAGCATTCTAAACTTTTCGAAATTCCATGGTTGCAACAGCATCAACTTTTAATAAAAAGAATATCCGATTACTATAAAGATTGGCATGAACTATCTGATCAATACCCGATCCCAATAACTTGTCAAAGTGTTTTCGATAGGATAAAGGCTGCAAGTAAGATTAGCAAGATACCGTTTACTCCACATGATCTAAGAGATACCGGTGCAACCCTAATATTAAGGTCTACAAATAATATCTATGCTGCCAAAGAGTTTTGCGGCCATAAAAGCGTACGCGATACTGAAAGGTCTTACGCTGATTACAATATATCTGACAAAGCAAACGCTACCGGTAAGCTATTGAAACACTTAGGCAATCTTTCTAATTAAGACAGCTGCTCTGTAAGTTTTAATCTTGTGTTATATACGCCTACTGCAACCTCTTTAAACCTTAAAGAATCTGTACTCATGCGGACATAATTAAAGTTGGAGCCGTCGTAATACAAAAACTTGTAATGCGATCCGTCTACTGCATCGCGCATGGCCTCTAGGTTTGTTTTATAAGTTTCGCTGACGTGGTTTAATGAAAAATGCCAAAACTTCTTAGCACCATGCCTTTGATGTGAAAATTCATTGCCGCCCTCAGATACTAAAGTTTCATTACCATAATTAACACCTTCAGATCCAGATAAGGTTACGTTTGTCAAATTTAGCTTAGTTCCTATAATAACCTCTGTAAATATATTAAGCTGTCCTTCTGCTCGCATATATACGTATCTAGTTGAATTTGACATATCTGTTCGAACATTCCATCCAGCTGCAAAATCATTAACGAATCCAGATCCACTAATAAAACTGCTAAAAACACCGGTTCCAGAATTATTACTTCCATACCAATTGACATCGTCACTATCAGATCCATTTGCATACAAAGCTATTGTGTCAAAACTGTTTCCACTAGATCCTAAGTCAAACCTAACTGCATCAAATTGTGCTGGTATACCAGCTGCATAGCTTATAGATTGATCTGTAAGTCTAGATTCGTTTGTTGGATCAGAGTTTATTGCAAAGTTTTGCGTACCACCTGTTTGTTCGCCGCCAACAGGCTCTGTATTATAAAGATTTGCGTTTGGGTAAATAAAGTATTCTGCCATATTAAGATACCTGGGTTAATTCTAGTTCTATTTGACTAGGTGTTTTTTTAGTTTGCGTTATCATAAAGTTTTGATTGGTAATAGCTGTTCCATAGAGAGTTAAATCGCTAGGTTCGTCCGAAATTGCTACTATATCGCCTACTTCACACTTAAGATGAGTTAAGTTATAGCTCGTAACATTTATGACGTTTTTGCGGGTTTTGTATAAATCTAAATAAATATCGTGCATTGCTTGCGCTATTTCTTTTGCATCATCTTCGTCATTATTACTTGTGTTTAAATAGTAGATCTTATTGCAACTTGTCTTTAGCTCTATATCTTTGTCGCGCTTATAGTCAGCTTTATTTGTGCTAGATGTTGTAATGTTCAATCTATTCTTTCTTGGCCCATAGTCGTAATCATACTCTAATCTTATTTTAGTATAAACATTAGATAGATCTGTTTTGCGTATGCCGCCTAAAATTAAATCATCAAAACTAAGTGTATAGCTTGGGCTAAAACTGCCTGGGTTGTAGGTCGTTGTAGTTCTTCTTGGAATAATTCTAGCTATACCTTCGCCGCTAAAAAAGAAATAAAATCCAAATTGTCGGCATATGTCATCAATGAGGTCAAATGCTGCTATTTCGTCTACTTGCGAAAAGTGGCCTTCTAAGCTAGTGTTTATGTTATATATTGTGTCAAAGTCGCTCATATTTATTTGAGCATCCGCCAGGCCTAGCTCACTACGTAATATATCTTCAATCATATGGACCGGATGTTTTATAGCGTCGCCACTATTCTTATTGTTACCAGGGCTACCGCGAGATCCATCAATCCAAGATCCATACTCTCTACCAGTTGCAGAAACAAAAATGACTTCTGAGTTATTAGGTATGCTAAAATCTTTTTCTACATCTACATCTCTT